TTTTTCGCACGACGAAAGCGACCGCGGAAAAACTAATCGCCGAGGCCAACGACCGTCTCGCTGCCCGGGCTGAGTCCATCAACCGCGCCGCCGAGATAGGACGCGCCAAGGCACAGTGCGAGGACATCTTCAGGTTGGCTGTGGAGAAGGGTGATCTCCGCAACGCGCTGGCCGCTCGTGCCGAGCTTACCAAGATGCTGGCGCTCGACGTCTCCGACCAGCAGGGGAGCAGCGTCGACGAGGATGAGATTGCCAGGGCTCGTATGGCGCTGGAGTCTCTCGGGATCACCGACACCGACCTCCCACTCGATGAGCTGGCGCGCCAGGTGGTACTCTACATCCTCACCAAGCAGCACAGCGGGGAGATTAGCTGATGGCAGTCAGTTACGCTCAGCACGCCGCGGCACAGGCCGAGCGGTCCCGCCAACGGTCCCGCATGGGACGTGATATTTACCCCATCCCGGTCATTAGGTCACCACAGACCCGGATGCGCTGCCGTGATGACCTGGGCGCTTTTTGCTCCCACTATCTCCCGTACTGGTTTACCAAACCTTTCGGCAGCCCACACCTAGCCCTCATCCGGTCCCTCGAGACCATCCTCCGAGACGGGGGACGTCAGGCCGTGGCGATGCCGAGGGGGTCAGGCAAATCAACCATCGTCGCCGCGGCCATCATGTGGGCCCTGTTGTATGGCCATCGTCGATACGTGGTGGTAGTCGGCGCCAACAGCAAGAGCGCTCACAAATTCATCAGTCTCATCGGCACCACCCTGGCGACGAAAAACACCCCCCTCTCGTATGACTTCCCAGAGGCCACCTACCCGATCCAGTGTCTGGGCGGGTCGGCCATCCAGGCCAGGGGGCAGCACTACCGAGGTGAGCTGACGAGGATCAACATTACCACCGAGCAGCTGATACTCCCGACTATTCCACGCTCGCCGGCGTCTGGGTCGAGGGTGGTCGCCCTGGGCATCGGGTCGGCGATCCGGGGACAGTCCGCCGAGGCGCCCGACGGCACCATCTTGAGACCGGACTGTGTCCTGCTCGATGACGTCCAAAGTGACGCCGACGCCATCTCGCCGGCGCGCATCGACAAGCTCTCCGGGCTCATCTCAGGAGTCATCAAGGGGCTGGCTCGCTCAGGGGAGCGTCTGGCACAAATCTCCACGTGTACGGTGGTCTCCGTGGACGACCTCGCCGACAAGATGCTCAACGACCCTCTCTGGCATGGGCTCCGGACGTCGGCTCTGTCGACGATGCCGACCAACCTCGACGCCTGGAGGGAGTACAAAGACGTCCTCTTTGAGCGAGGCGAGGATGACGCCCGACTCTACTATCGTGAGCACTTTGATACGCTGACCGAGGGGGCGTCGGCAAGCTGGCCAGAGGATTATGACTCGAGCCATTATGAGGACGCCATCCATTACAACATGACTTTGTGGGCAGAGGATGAGCGCTCTTTCTGGGCAGAGCGCCAAAACCAGCCACAGCGGCCATCGGGACTACAGACGATACTATCCGCTGGCGAAATCGCGTCGAAACTCTCCTACATCCCCCACTATGACTGTCACGAAAAGACCTACAAAATTACAGCCGGCATCGACGTCCACGATGACATCATCTACTACTCGGTCATCGGTCTGCAGACCGACTATACGGCATCGATACTCGACTACGGCACCTACCCCAAACAGAACCGGCCATACTTTTACCGGGGCTCCGGGATTATCAACCTCACACAGGTCTACGGCGGCGAGGCCGCGTCCAACGTCCTGCAGGGGCTGGAGGCGCTCTTGCGGGACCTGTCCCAACTACGTTTCCGCATCGAGGGTGGCGCCGGTGAGCTGGCTATCGAGAGGATCCTCATCGACTCGGGATGGCGCAACGAGGTCATCTATGAGGCGATACGTCGGAGCCAGGTGTCTGGCGCCATCGCGTGCAAAGGGGTGTCGATCCGTGCCAGCCAAAAACCGATGAATGACTGGGGGAAAAAGACTGGCCGCGTGAAGGGCTGGCATATCGTCGAGGAGCGCATCGAGGGGGGGAGACACGTCATCTTGGTCGACGTAAACTATTGGAAAACCCGTCTCCATGAGGCGCTTTCCACCCCGCCCGGCCAGGCCGGGGAGATGACCGTCTTTGGTGATGACTCTCAACGGCACCGGATGCTCGCTGATCATCTTGTCTCCGAGGCGGCCAAGGTCGAGGAGGCGCAAAACACCGTGGTCGTCTGGCAGATAAAACCATCAACCGAAAACCATCTACTCGACTGCTGCTGCTACGCTTACGCCGCGGGGACTACCCTGGGGCTCAAGCCAGCGGACTGTGTCATATAGAAGGATAACGACAATGGACTGTAAGCACGAACGTACTCAGGAAATCGCAAGAAATACCGTTGATTGCGGTATCAGCGGCACCATCACGTGGACTCGTCACGTCTGCTCGGACTGTGGTTTCGTCTGGATCGAGCGACATCGAGAAAAACCTTTCGCGCCGGTCCCGCTGGCCGCCGAGAAGCCCCCTAAAAAAAGGGAAAAAAATAAAAAAATCAGGTAGAAGACTCTTAAATCGTGGTATAATGCGCGCAAGGGGGAACGAGATCCGCTATTATATCCGGTTTATACTATGGTTTTTTTATTTGCAACATCGCTCGAAAGCGCCGAAACAGTTCAGCACCTAACGGGCTCGGGCTTATTTGGCATCTTCGTCCTGCTGCTGATTGTCATCGGCATGGAAAAATGGGCGTCGTACCAAGTCCAAAAGGACCGGCTAAGAGCCGAGCAGGCGCGCCTCGACAAAAACGATGAGCATCTTGTCGAGTCTCGCCGGCTGGAGTCTGCCAGCCGTGAGAAGCTCGCCGACGCGCTCAACAACGTTGCTCAGCTGACCGCGGTCAACAGCGAGAAAATCGACCAGATGGCCGATGACCTGACGATGGTCGCCGGCAAAATCGATGAGCATAGCGCTAAAATCCAAGAGCATACATCCCAGATAGATGAGCTCAAAAAATATCATAACGAGGAGGCGAGAGGGTAATGTCGACGCAACTGGCAACACCGACGATCACGCTCTCCATCGAGGATAAGACCACAATCCGCATCAGCGGTCTGGCGGTTGCTCACGCCCAGGGTTATCAGGTTAAAATCGCGACGCTGGCCGGCGGTGGCGTGGCGCAAAAGGTCACGCCGACCGAGGGAGTGGTGACGCTTACAGGACGCTCACCGCGCTCCCTGTATTACGTCTCGGCTCGCGCTCTTGGTGATGACGAAAACTACACAAATAGTGATTGGTCGGCAGAGCAGACCATCCAGACTGGGACGGACATTGACCAAGACATGGCCGTGCCGAACATCGGTGCCGCTGCCGAGAGTTTTACCACTATCGCCATCTCCGGGCTGACCGCCTACAAAGAATACCGCTTTCAGGTGTCGACCACCTACGCGGGGCTCGACGCTGCTGTGCCGAGGATTATCGGCACCGGTGACGGGACCGCGAAAATCATGGGCCTGGAACCGGGGACCGCCTACTTTATCCGGGCGTGTCTGGTTGAAGGCGCGAAGTGTTCGCTGTGGTCTGATGTCGTTTCAGCGACAACCGACGCAGTGACTAATACCATCAACGTTACCGACGGCGGCAATACCGGGGCCGGGACTTTGCGCCAAGCTGTTACTGATGCTGTGGACGGTACCAAAATCGTTCTGAAGGTTTCGTCTATCACGCTGAACACCGTGATCAGCAGTACGAAACGCCTGTTCGTCGTCGGCGGCCTGGACGCGCGGACCGTCATTTCACCTGGTAATAACAACGTCATTTTCACCGCGGCGTATACTGACTTCAGGCACCTCAAGCTCACCGGGTCATCCGGCGCAACGCTGGTACTTAACAGTGCGTCCCGTCTCGATGACTGTGTCATCGACGGTGTGCAAACGACGTCGGCGAACGGCTATCTCTCGACGGCCAGCATCTACCAGAGTACCGTCCAAAACAACTATTCCGGCTCCGGGGGGCTGGTGAACTGCCGCGTGTACGACTGCGTGATCAGTAACAACACGGCCAGGAATAGCAATGCCGCCGGCGGAGGTATGCGAACGGGCGAAGCCAGCAACTGTCTTCTAACTGGTAACACGTCAGGCAATTACGGCGGCGGGGCGTCTGGCACGATGCTGGCCAAGTGTGAACTGACCGGCAATACCGCGGCGAACGGCGGTGGAGTGTTCTCCGGGACGCTGGTCGATTGCACGCTGTCAGGTAACACAGCCAGTAACAACGGCGGCGGCGCGAACGGCTCGTCACTCGCTTGGTGTACGCTCACTGGCAACACAGCCAGTGTAAACGGCGGCGGCGCGTACGCGGGGACGCTGGTTGATTGCACGCTGTCTGGCAATACCGCCAGTGTCACCGGTGGAGGCACCAATGGCTCGACGCTCACCGGTTGTACACTGATCGGCAACAGCGCCAGCAACGGCGGCGGGGCGTACGCGGGAACGGTGACCGGCTGCGTGATCACCGGCAATACCGCGGCGAACGGCGGCGGAATGAATGGTGGTACCGGTCTGGCGATTGATACTTGTTTGGTGTATGGCAATACAAAACTGGACCAAACGCCTGAAGATTTTTACCATACGACAAACGCGGCGTGTACGCTTCGCAGCAGTACAATCGGGATTGTTTATCACAATAAGCCGACGTACATCGAGATGTACAATACGCTGTACCAGACGCTGAGTGAAGCGCCGACGGCTGGCAACGCGAACAATCTGTGTTATGACGGTCTGGAAGATGATTATTTTGTGGACGCGGCCGCGGGCGATTATCGCCTAAAGTATGGCGCGCTGGCCATCGACGCGGGTGATAATCAGTACGTCCAGGCGACGCGTGATCTGGCCGGCAATCCGCGCATCGGCGGCACCACGGTGGACGTAGGCGCTTACGAGTTTGAGCCGTATAAGCTCCCCGCGCCGGAATTTGAAATCACGGTCCTTCCCGGCGGCCAGGCAACGATCAGCTATTCCCTGCCGCCGCTGGCTAGCGGTTTCTGCCTGCAATATGCCGACAATGACGCTTTCTTGCGTGCGCACGAAATATCCTCGACGGCCATCGCTATTGACCTCTCTGGGCTGACCGGTCAGGTGTACTTTAGGGCAAAAGCGCTCGGCACCGAGGGGCAGTCGCTCGACTCGGACTGGAGCGAGACCGGCGAGGGATACTTCGACATCAGCGCCCCAGTGATAATCGTCGACCAAACGCCCATCGAGATGGTCTACGGTCAGACGGTCGACTTTTTGGCCGACGTGACGATCACCGACGATACGACCGGCGATCTGACGGTCCACTACCAGGTGCTCGACATCAACGGTGATCCGGTCGAGGTCGACGGCCAGACAACCGACATCAGATCCTCTGGCATCCCAAAAGGAAGCTACACCCTCCATATAACCGCCGCGGACGTCGCCGGCAACGTCGGCACCGCCGACCGCGCTTTGGCGGTGCTGCCGCCGAGACTCCCCGCGCCCGACATCTCGCTCAAGGGCATCCAGGGAACGACCGCGATCATCTCCGGTCTGCTTAACTCGTCGGCCATCGGCTGGCTGATGAGCGTCGATGGGGAGGAAAAATCTGTCATCCCCAACGATGGCGGCCAGGTTATCCTCTCGAATCTGTCGAGCAATACCACCCACTTGGTCAAGGCCAAGGCGCTCGGTGACTGGATACAACCCGCCGATCCGGAGCCGCCGAGTGGGGACTATCGCGACTCCAACTGGTCGGCAACCCTCTCCATCACCATCGGAGGGGACACGCCGGCTGGCACTCCGTCCATCGCTAAGGCGGCCATCACCGACCACACGCTCGTCCTGGCGGTCAGTGGTGTCAGCGAGGACATCAGCTATCTGGAGATACTGCTGGCGACCAATCCTGCTTTCGTCGACCCCATCATGGTGACCAAGGTCTCCAAACCGGAAATCGAAATCGGCGGGCTCAAATCGTCGCAAATATATTTCGTCCGCGCCCGGGGCTACTACGGCGCTGAGCCGACCGCTTTTTCGTCGACTTTGGTGGTCGAGACGCTCCCCATCCAGTCGACGTCGCCGGCGGACAAGCTGGCATATATCCGGGCGCGCATCGCGCTGCTGAGAGATTATCTGGCCGAGGTGGGCAACCTCTCAACTATCTCCATCGACGGCATCTCGGAAAGCCGAGTCGACCGCGCCTCGATCAGGGCTGAGCTGGCTGAGCTCGAAGCCGAGGAAAGCCGACTGGCCGCGGGAGGTGGGCGGCTCAGGACTATAGACGCAAGGTGGGTGATCTGACATGGCACAGTCTACCATCAACAAAATAATGGCCGTTCTTGGGCTTACGCGCCTGAAATATCGCGCCGTAGAGTCGGACGATACCACGGCACGCCCCATCTACATCTCGCATAAAAGCGAGGACAAAGAGCTCACGCCCGCCGAGAGGTCCAAGCTCGTCTCGGTCGCTCGCGACATCGAGCGTAATTTTAGTCTCGCCGGTTACGCCATCCGGAAACATCTCCAGAGCGTTGCGTACTACCAGTTTTATTGCGACTCGCCCGACACCGATTTTAATGACCGTCTGACCTACCTCGTCAAGCGGTGGATGGACGAGTGCGACATCACCGACCGACACGCCTTTCCGGAGCTCATCTACATCATCGAGCGTCTCCGGCTGGTTGACGGTGACGTGGCGCTGCTCAAGACCTCCGACAACAAAATCCAAATCCTCGAGGGGGACCGTATCAAAGACCCCCAGATGGTGACGCCCGATGACCACTGGACCCACGGTGTGAAGACCGACATGGTCGGACGCCCGACCGAGTACGCCATCTGGGACCGCAACACCAATGGAGGAAACCTGGTCTACCAGACCACGGTCAGCGCCGACGACATCGACCTGCTCGGCTACTTTACACGCGCCGACCAGGTCCGCGGCGTCTCCCCGCTCGCCCCTGCTCTCCGTATGTTTAGTATGCTCGAGGATGCCTTGAACCTTGCCCTATCTAAGGCCAAAATCGAGCAGTCCATCGGGCTGGTTACCCGACTCATCGGAGACAGTACCCTTGCTCCGTCACCGCAGCCCCTAGCGGTGAGGGAAGACGGCATCGATCGCGCCGCTCGCGAGACTTTCGGCAAGGGCATTCTACATCTTTCGCTCCGGGACGGCGAGGACGCTCAGCTGCTTTCCTCTAACAACCCCTCGAGCAACTTCCTGCAATTCTGTGAGCAGGTGATCCGGCTGGTGCTGGCAAGCATCGACGTCCCCTACTCTTTCTATGACGGCAGCGCCCAGACCTTTTTTTCTGGCCGCGGCGAGTTAGAGCAGTACATCGACTCGGTCGAGCATAAACAGGCACCGACGATCAGGATGCTCGACCGGTGGATCACGCGCTGGCTGCTGCCTAACTGGATCCTCTCGGGCGCCATCACGCTCCCTCCGGGGGCGACGGTCACCGACGTGTCCCGGTACTACGGCTGGAGCGGGGCGGGCTTGCCGACATGGCGCCTCATCGAGTACGGAAAGGACGCCGGCAGCGCCATCTCGCTCGGGCTCATCAGCCCTAAGGAGCTCGTCAGCTCTTACGGCTTTAACCCGCGCAAGAATCTCGAGGACGTCGCCGAGTATGTCGCTATGGCCAAAGATCTCGGCATCGAGCTTCCCTACGGTCAGAAACCTAGCACCAACATAGGACTCTAAGATGCAAAAACAAATAATCATTTTATCTGGCGAGACTATGGACAGGACAGAGATCGGGTGCTTTGTCATCGACCCTGGATCCATCCAGCTCCATAAACCTCGCCTCATCGTCGACTACAATCACAACGAGGAGGAGGTGATCGGCTACGTGGACAACATCCACGAAAACGATGGCAAGCTTATGGGAGACCTCACGCTTGAAAGCACCTCTCCCAATGACCGGGCCGCTGAGGTGATCGCTCGCATCGAGGGCGGGACGCCTTATGAAATCTCGCCGACCGTCATGCTTTATGATGCCGGCGTGGAGACCGAGACGGTCACCGGCGGCGATGCAGAGTACACTATTTTCCGCAACGTGCCGATGAGGGGGGTTTCTATCTGTCCTTACGGTACTGACCGCTTGACTACTATTTTGTCTCTCAATGGAGGTAAAAAAACCATGAAGAAACGTACCAAGAAGAATCTCACCAAGCTCGCCGCTGACGAGATCCTCGATGAGGCGATTGTCGAGACCACGGTGGCCGAGGAGGCCGCTGGCGAGGGTGAGGGTGGAGCCCAGCCGGAGTACACCGCGTATCCGCTGCTCGAGGAATTTATTGCCGCTTTCGGGTTTGACCTGGGCGTGGAGTACTACCGCCGGGGCTACACGATGGAGGAAGCCGAGGCCGCCGACTACGCCGCGCTGAAGGCCGCCCGTCTGGCCGCCGAGAATGAAGAAATCTCTGAAGCCGGCGCCATCGAGGAAGTCGCTCAGATTGACGATGCCGTGCCGGAGGCCGCCGCCGAGGCCGCCCTGGTCGAGGAAGCCCAGGCCGCTGTCGAGGAAGCCCAGGACAAGACCGGACTGAAAGCCAACATCGTCCTCGCCAAGACGATCCGCGCCCTGGCTCAGGAAGTGACCAAGCTCAAGGCGCTGTCGGTCCGCGGGACCGATGCTCTGGCCAGCAGCCAGAGGAAGGCCGTCCCGATGACGGCTGTCCAGAAAATGGCGAACAAAATCCACAACCGCAAGTAATCATCTGTAAGGAGGATAAAACTCATGGCTGTACTTACCACTGCTGACGTCCTCAAAATCAACGCCTCCGAGGAGCTCGGGGGACTGATCGACGAGGCCATCAAGAGCAACCCGGAGCTCGGCTACTTTGCCGCGTCTCCCATCACTCGCAACGCCTATAAGACCCTCGTGGCCACGGCGCTGCCGTCTGTCGGTTTCCGGGCTCCGGGCACCTGGCGTACTTTCGCGGACGGCTCGCTCGACGCTCGGACGGTCGAGTGCAAATACATCGACGCCAGCTGGTGCGTCGAGAAAGCGCTCGCTGAGCAGTCCGACTGGGGCGCCGACATGCTCTATGCCTACCAGGCACAGAGTCACCTCAACGCGGCATTTTATCTCATCGCGCAAGAGACCTGGTATGGCACGCTTGCCGACGCCAACGGCTTTAACGGTCTTGGCGCGTTCATCGGCGGGACCGGGGACTACTACATCGACGCCAACGCCGGCGAGTCCTCCCTGACCGACACCACCTCGGTCTTCCTGGTCCGCACCGGGATGGACGGCATCCAGTACGCTTGGGGGAGCAATGGTCAGCTCACCGAGGGCGAGATCAAGGACGTGCTGCTGGCCAACAAGAGCGACTCGACGCTCACCGGCGCCTGGGCGACCGCTCAGGAGGTCGGCGGGTGGGTCGGTCTGCAGATCAGCGACAAGAACGCCGTGTGCCAGATTGGGAACATCTCCGACACGGCCAACAAGAAGGGGCTCACCGACAACCTCATCTACGACGCTCTGAGCCGTTTCCCCGTCGGCAAGGGCCCGACCGGGATCTTCATGAACCGGCGCTCGCTCCGCCAGCTCCGTCAGTCTCGCACGGCGACCAACGCCACCGGCGCCCCCGCTCCGGTCCCCACCGAGATCGAAGGCATCCCGATTTACGTCACCGACGCTCTTGGCAATGCCGAGGACTGGTCGAGCAGCAGCTCGTCGAGCAGCAGCTCCAGCAGCTCGGAGGGTTGACAGGTAGGACAGGAGGCAGATAAGCGGATGAGCCGGATAACGAGTAAAGTCGCAAGTACAGTCAGTAAGGCGATGACACAATACGGTGACCTCATCGAGGTCATCGACCGCAACGGCGCTCACTATCAGCTCACCGCCATCTGCCGCCGTCCGACGTTTATCGTCACGCTCGACGCGACGGTGTCTGAGTACTATTTTTTAGTCTCGGCCAACGACTTTAATCGGGTGCGCGCTGCCATCGGCGCGAACATCTCACCGGCTCCGTTTTTCGGGGAGGAAACAATCGTCTACAACGGCGAGACATACCTCTTGCGCAAGAGCGAGCCGTGGGAGTACTACGACGGCACTAGGCAAGTTGTGCGTATCTGGGCGGTGAAAAAGATATGACTCTCTCCGACATCTACAACGCGATCCTCGCTAAGGTCAACACGCTGACCGGCCAGACGTATGTCCTCGACCGCAACCCTCAGAAAAATTTTTCCGAGGGGCACGCGGGGGTGTATCGTTTCCTCAAGCCGGCCAGCGTCGAGAAAGAGCGTCGGTCTCAAGGTGTGCCGGAGTCTCGCATCACCGTCCAGGTAGGCATCATGCAGATGTCATCCAAGGCGTCGGATATGGCCGCCGCGGAGGATGAGCTCGACGCGCTGATCAACTCGCTGCTCCGTACCGCCCAGATAGGCGATAATCTCATCGTCTACGCTGCCAGCACGGAGCCGGCGAGTGGTCAGTACCTCGATGCCGACGCGCTCGATGCCGAGGTCCCGTTTATTGAGGCGACTGCCAACATCGCGATGAGGGGATACTACTGATGGCTGCCGGCTATAAGTTCAACCGAAATGCTGTCCTAAAGAGCGCCAATCGGCGCTCACGCAAGGCCCTGGAGTTTATCGCTCGGGACCTCCAGCAGCGGATGCGTCGAAAGCTCAAACGGCAGACGAAAGCGCATCTCCACAGCCGACCGGGTGAGCCGCCGAGGATCTGTGACCCGTACTCCCCCCTCAAGAAGCTGATCAACTATGCCATCACCGACAAAAAAATCTACGTCGGTCCGATGGTGTTTCGGGCGGCCAAGGGCAAGCAGTCCAGGCCGGTCCCGTCGATCCTCGAGGAGGGTGGGCGCTCGATTAGTCATATCACGGTGTTTGCCCACTACGCCCCGCCGTCGTTTCACTACGGCTTGGGGTGGTTTAAGAGCGAAGCAAGCCGACGACGCGCCCTACAGAGTGACCGTTTCAAAATGTGGAAGAGGAACAACTCCTACACCATAAACAAACCGGTCGACGTCGCTCGACGTCCTTTTGTCAGGGTGACTCTCGATGAGTATCTCCGGGCAAACGGCGTCAACAAAGCGATCCAACGAGCCAAAGAGTGGTGCGATAAGCGTAAAATTTAACAATGAGCCAATCCTAGGAGGACTTATATATGGCTGTGAATAGTGGTTTTAGTAAAAAAATCAGCTGCCGTCTGGGGAACATCCTGGCGATGGGTGATTGGTCTCGCGGGTCGACGCGGACTGCCATCGCTGTCCGTACCAAGGCCAGCGAGGAAGTGAGGTATATCCTCGGGATGGTCGAGCGTCCCCTGTCGATCACGGTCGTCGCCGGCACCGACCCGGCAGACACCGCGGCGGTTGACGGATATGCTTTTTTCAAGGCGATGTTCGACGATAAAACCGTCGAGTCGCTCACAATCGACGGCGAGAGTAAAGACTACATCTGTGACGGTTTCGAGGAGAGTTTCCCCCTCGACGACTTGCAGACGGCGTCGGTCTCGCTCAAGCTTTCGGCCAACGCGGCCAGCTCGTCAAGCTCGTCGAGCTCGGAGACCTGACAACCTCTCTCATGGTGGGGGTGGACGGGGAGTGCGCTCCCCGTCTGCCGTATAACAACAACAAGACAACATGCAACGCATAACAGACATATCCGGTCAGGACTGGTACCTTGACCTAAACCTGGGCGTCGCCGACAAGGTCGATGCCTTCCTCCGGGACGCCTACCACGTCGACCTGTTTGACGCGGTGCAAGTCATGGGGCTGCTGGCACGACCTATCAACGTGGTCTCCATCGCGTCATGTCTCTGCTCGGAGGACCGCGAAAAGCGGGGACTCTCGCCGATGGACTTTGGCCGACTGTGGAAAGGCGAGGCCGCGTACAAACTCCAGCGGGCGCTCTGGGAGGAGTATCGCGATTTTTTCCCCGACCCTCGGATCGCCGGCTTGATCGCCTCGACGATGACACAATTAGAGCACTTGAGCGAATCCGAGGAAATGTTGGTCAAAAAAGCGATGGAAAAGCTGACCGAGGCGGTGAGCGAGGCGGTCACAGAGATGCAGTCGACCATCGGCGGCGAATCAGTGAGCTGATCGCGATGGCCGGTGTGTCCGACTGGCGCTCGCTCACCTATGGCCGTCTCTATGACATAGCCATCGCCAGGGACCGGATCCGATGGCGGTGCGTTTCGTTTATCTCTGCCTATGCCAGTCAAAGCGGGGTATCTCCGAGTAAGCTTAACCCATATAGTAGAGGGGAGTTCTAGATGCCGAGTGTTTCCGATGTCCAAGCGGGGGGCGCGTGGCTTGAAGTCACGGCCAAGACAAAACCGCTGGAGCAAGCGCTGTCTAAGTGTGACGCCCAGGTGCGCAACTTCGCCAAGACGGCTCAAGCTCAGATGTCCTCGCTCGGCTCTAAAATCGGAGCGTCGGCGGGTAAATCTTTCGCCCTGCTCAACGTGGCGCTCGGCGTAGCCGCCAAGGGGATGAGGCAATTTGGCCAGACCGTCGGAGACGCCATGCAGCGCCTCCGGGACTCCGGGACCGATGAGCAGCGAGAGTCGATCCTTAAACTGGACGCCGCGGTGTCTAGCGTCAAGGAAAAGTTTATGACTTTTTTGGCCGACGGCGTCGGTAAGCTCGCCGGTCCAGCAACACAGGGCATCGAGCGGATGACCGAGGCGTGGAACCATCTCAAGTCTATCATCGCTCAGATCGCTGAGCGTTTCAGCGGATTTTTTAATTCTGTTCAGAGTGCGGCGCAAAAAATCTCCGAGACCTGGGATAAGCTAGTTAATAAAGCCATCGAGCGGTCACCGATGCTCGCTAAGGCCGCGACAGACGCCCTAAAGAAATCTGGGGAAGACGC